GAGCCCCATCTTATACATTAAGGAGATAACAATGGAAATAAAAAGCACAAAGAAAGACGCACCGAAAGACCTAAAGATAGGCGTCTTCGGTAGGTCAGGAACAGGCAAAACAACCCTGATTTCAACGCTACCTTGTGACCCTGAGCATATACTCATTATAGACATTGAGAACGGTCTAGAGGTACTTAGAGGAAGCGACTTTAAAAGCATATCTTTACCAGATATTGAGGGTAAAGACACACTTGAGAAGATGAGGGCGGTTATTCAGTACCTACGAACACCTGAGGGATTAAACGGTTTTCAATGGATCGTCTTAGACTCGTTCACAATGTTAGGTGAACACATGAAGGAAGAAATGGAGAAAGCGCCCGCTAAGTATGGCCTACTATCTAAGGCAGGTCACTTTGACGGTTTGAAGATGTATGGAGAACTTAAAAAGAAGTACGCAGCAGTTATGAACGCCTTTCTTCAATTAAAGGATGTTAATAAGATGGTTCTATTTGGAGCTGAAGAGAAGAGCGACGGTCCAGACGTTAGAATAGAGGTGCTTATTGCTGGTTCATATAGTGACACAGTGATGTATAACTTTGACGAGTTCTATGGCTTGAAGGTAGTCAAAGAAGATGACGGCATTAAGCGTCAATTAGTGACTGGCTCGGATGGCGCGTATGTAGCAAAGAGTCGTATGAGTGGTGGAGCAGGTCAGGCATTAGAGACGTATGAGAGTGCTCATATTGGTGATATTATAGGAAAGTGTTATGCGAAGTAAAAAGAAACTAGGCCCCGCATACAGAGCGGGGTCACCTTCCGATGTTGAGATAAAACTCAAGGTTACAGAGAAGGAAGCAGAGAAGATCAGGGAGGATGCTTCGCCTTTCCCTTCCATAATGGCCTATCTTAGGAGTAAGTTACTGTGAGCAGAGGATACCACACTATAGAAAAATCTGATTTATCTGATTTCAATTTTGAAAGAGATTTCTGGATTAGTAAAGGATATAAACCAGAGGGGTCTATCCAAAGGACAGAGGGCAACTTTTGGTATAGTCCAAAATACATACTTCATTTATATAAGGACTTTGATTAGAACATGAGTGCTTTTGATATTTACTTTATATCTCTTTTTGACAATATTCATGTAGCTGGAAAAATCATTCTGACCTTATCTTTATTATTGGCTTTAAGTTACCCTTTTGTTGCTATTGAGACTTGTGACGAGGATAAGCCTAAACTAAGGATATGGTATTTAAAAATCATAATTCCAGTTATGTCAATAGCTCTTTTTATCATTACATTTGCGCCATCATCAAAAACAATATGTGCCATGTATGTGATACCAGCTGTCAGCGAAAACGAAGACCTTCAAGAATTATTTGGAGATAGTTTAGAATTGCTAAAGGGTAAGGCTAAAGTATGGAAAGAGGAGGGCAAATAAATGAGAATAGAAGCACTCTATACATTAGCCAGTGAGCTTGACCAAGACCTAGAAGTTGGCGCAGAGTTCACGCGAGAAGAGAAGCATGAAGTTATGCAAGCCATTTTAACCTTTATCAATTACCTAGCTCTAGAAGAGTTTGACCTTCACTATGTGATTGAAAAGCGTAACGAAGTTATCCGATATATGAACCCAATGGGCCTCAAGTCTCGCGCCATCATGTCATTCTTTTATGATATTGAACTATACTCACAAGAACAAATTCAATTCGAGGAATCATTCAATGCTGAAACAGTTTAAGATAAGGGCAAGTGCCATCGGTAAAATCATGTCTGGAACCGTTGGGGCTTCTGAGTCACAGCTCAAGTTCATGCAGGAGATGGACGAGCGAGATAAGCCAATGACTAAAATACAGTCAGAGAAGTATGGTAAAGCATTGTTTGCAAAGAACAACCCACAACTTCCTGAAGGCGCGAAGACATACTGTCAGGAGTGGCTAAAACAAGAGCTTTACGGTCAAAGAATAGAGTATAGTAACAAATACACCAAGAAAGGATGGGACGTTGAAGACGAGTCTATTAAGTATCTGAACCCAGAGTATGATAAGAACGTCATATCATTTGAGAATGACTTCATGACTGGAACGCCTGACATACTCCTTGACGATATGATAAGAGATGTCAAGAACTCATGGGACTATACGACCTTCCCGCTCTTTGAGGATAAGCTACCGAATAAGGATTATTGGTGGCAAGGTCAGGGATATATGGAGCTGGCGGGTAAAGATAATTACTCGGTTGATTATATGTTGATGGATACCCCAGATGATGACAGCTTGAGTTATAACCACCTTGGCAGACCTTTAAGAGTCAAGAGCTTTCCTTTTGAGCGTGATAGGAACTGTATGAAGGAAGTACAGGAACGCGTCCAACTTTGCCGAGATTACATCCATACGCTAGTCGATGCCGATATGCTGGGCGCTATGTCTGATAAGCCAGATATGACTTGTTTCGGTGAAGAGGTCGAGATTTGAGCGAAGAGCAAAAGATCATTGAAGAATTACTAAAAATAGTGAGGCGTGAGAACCTGACTATCTATGAAGTAAGGGTTATCGAAAGGGCTAGAAAGATAGCTTTGGGGGTGGCATGATTTGTCATTTTTCATGCGGTGCAACCAGTGCGATAGCAACGGCAATTGCATTAAAAGAAGACCCATCTGCTGAAATTGTTTACGCGGATACTGGCTCAGAACATCCAGATAATATGCGATTCTTAAGGGATTGTGAAGATATAATCTTTAAGAAAAAAGTCACTATCGTTAAGTCTGAGAAGTTTAAGAACGTTGAAGATGTGGTTACTCAAAAGCGTTTCTTGGCTGGCCCTGCTGGTGCTCCTTGTACCTCTGAGCTAAAGAAGATCCCAATTCGTGACTATATCGGGACTCGCTTAATTGATGAGGTTCAAGTTTATGGCTTTGATCCTTCAGAAGCTAAACGAATTGAAAAATACCGAGAGAATAACCCAGAAGTGACTTTGGGACTACCTTTAGTTGAGCATAAGCTTGTTAAAGCTAATTGTCTAGCGTTACTTCAGCGCTTTGAAATTGAGATGCCAGCAATGTATAAGCTTGGTTATCCTAACGCTAATTGCATCGGGTGCGTTAAAGCTGAGAACCTGAAATACTGGGCAGCTATTCGTGAAGACTTCCCAGAGACTTTTAACTTCTATGCAAAGATGGAAAGAAAGCTAGGCAAAGAAGTTGATGGAAAGCCTAGAGGCGCGGCAATCAATAAGCGTTACATAAAAGGCGTAAGGCACAGATTGTTTTTAGATGAGTTGCCAACGGATATAAAGCCGAAACGCGATACTGATATTTGGTGTGGTTATTCTTGCGGTGCTGTTGGTGACATAATAGGCGCTCCAGTTGAAGAAGTGAAGGGCGAGGCATCCATTGATGACATTTTTAACTGGCTAGAAAAATAATTTCAAAATAGGGCTTTAACTATTATAGAGCCCTATATAATTTAAATGTCTAAAGGAGAAACGACAATGAAATATTACTTAAAAGTAGCAAAGAAGCACGCTTACATTGACTTGGAAGCCACTACAGAAGTAGAGGCAACCTTGGCGGCACTAAAGATTAGTGCCAGTGAAACCCAAAAGGAAATAGGATATGGCGTATATTGGTGGCGCTATGTCATGCCAAGCGATTGGATCAAAGATTCTGAAACGTACCTAATGCGCACCGACGAAGAAGAGCGCTTCAATATGGAAAATACGGTGGTAAGCAAATGGGATTAATAGACGCTTTAAGGTCTCCTGTGATCACTCAGCTAATGAGCGACACAGAGAGACAGGAACGCCACATAAAACAGCTTGAGGCTGAAATAGATGTCCTTAAGCGAAGCTTTAGTCAGGACAAAGAGTTCGTAGTAACTCAAAACAAAATATTGTCGGATAAGCTGAGAAGGCTTGAGAACTCAATCAAGTGGCTTTACAATGACTGTTCGCGGTTCAGTTACTTTAAAACCGCATGGAATAAACACTTAGGGAGAATAAAATGAAAGAACGCAAAGCAACAATCGTAAACCTTACGCCGAAAACCGAAGAGTTTTTAAAGAAGCGCCAAGATGCTCTCGGAGTGTCTCAAAGCACTTATATCAATGACTTGCTTATCTTTGCAATGAGAGCGAGGAAGCAGATAAAGCAATGTCCAGAGTCATATCTGGCTATTAATGTCGATGATTCTGAAGTAGCGCCTTTGGTAACTCATGTAATATGAAACGTTCAAAGAAATTACGCAAGATATGGTTTTATTTAGTTAAGGCCAAAGGTTTCAATTTCATTGAAGCTAAGCACCATACCTCGCTTATGAGCGAAGGGGAATTTAATCACACTTTAGAGATAGCCAAATCATGGATAAAAAAATGAACACTGGAAACTGGAACACTGGAAACTATAACACTGGAAACTGGAACACTGGAAACAGGAACACTGGAGACAGTAACACTGGAAACTGTAACACTGGAAACAGGAACACTGGATACTGGAACACTGGAGACTGGAACACTGGAAACAGGAACACTGGAGACAGGAACACTGGAGACTGGAACACTGGAAACTGGAACACTGGATACTTCAACCAATCAAATAGCAAAGTCAAGATATTTGACATTCAAACAGAAATAAAATTTGGAGAGATAAATTTTCCTAACTGCTTGTTTTTTGAACTTACAGAATGGGTGGGCTCTGAAGAAATGACAGACGAGGAGAAAGAAGAGAATGGAGCTTGGGAGATTATGGGAGGTTATTTAAAAGAATACGACTACAAAGAAGCTTTTACTAAAAGCATGGAAAAGGCGACAAAAGAAGAGATCGAGAGAGTTAAGGCGTTGCCACATTTTGACGCTCAGAAGTTCTATGAAATATCTGGGTTTATGATTAAAGACACTCACTCAATAACTATAGACGGCAAAGAGATTGAACTAAGTGAAGAAAGTTACCAAGCTTTAAAGGATAGTTTAAATGGATAGAGAAGAATACTTTTACAGCTTAGTACAACCTAAGCGCAGACCGAAGGATAAGAAGCGCCGTTGCATCAAGTGCTTTAAGATGAGGGACTCAACGCCAGAGAATCGAGTCTGCTCCACTTGCGTTGACTTGAGAAAGGCAATAGGTGAACGCGCTTACTTCGCTTATCCTGACCCTTACCAGAGGGCCAATTAATGAAGAGCATAAAGGGTTATGAAGGCATTTACTTTATAAGCAAAAAAGGGGATGTTTTTAGCGTAAAGAGACCCTCAACTTCTGGGGGCATCTTAAAAAAAAGTATCGGGGATGATGGGTATTACCGCGTATCATTAAGCCTCAATGGGAAAGTTAAGAACGTAAAAGTTCATCACCTAGTTGCTAGCGCTTACCTAGGCGAAAAGCCTAATTATAAAATGGTCATAGATCATATAGATAACGATAGAACTAATAATGATGCCAGCAACTTAGAATATGTTTCTCACAGAGAAAACTGTATTAGAGGTCAAAGGAGCAAGCTCAACAACAGAAAAACGTCTGAATACGCAGGCGTTTTTAAGTCCAAGCAAAAGTGGTCTGCGGTCAAGTCTTACGGTGGTGTACAATACAATTTAGGGAAATTTAGTAGTGAAGAAAGCGCATCTCTAGCCTATGAAAATGCTACAGAGGAATCGTGTAAAGACCAGAGAGCATCAAGGCTAGCATCTCAATCCTCAAGCACTAAAGGTGTGTATTATGATAAGTCTAGGTCAAAGTGGTACGCCCAAGTAGGAAGAAAATTTATAGGAAGATTTAAAACGGAAAAGGAGGCGATCAATGGCGTCAAAGAATTTCAACGAAGGTAAGGTCAAGCTAAGTCTAGTCTTAAAAGACATGAAAAACGCCGTTGAAGAAATGGCAAGAGTAAGACAGGCGGGTATTGATAAAGGCTACGATCGAATGAACTGGGCTGAGTCTATCGGTCAAGAAGATGAAAAGCAATTCCTTGAAGATAACCTAGATTCAATCTATCGGCATTTAGCGGCGTTAGATGATGGCTTACTAGACGAAGAGTCTGGTTGTTATCATATGGCGCATATCGCTGTAAGAGCTTGCTTTGCTCTAGAGTATGCTATGAACGGCGGGAAGGCATAACGAAAGCGCCCATAATCATTTCCATGATTTGCCACCATTGGTATAAGAGAGTCGTTCCTTTTATATCAATCTTCTTGAGGCTTTGATTGTGAAATAATTGACCAAAAAAGCCTGCATCATTAGGGATCAAAACACTTGTTTCCATTCCTTCTTGTTGCAGGCCTATTATTCCCATATAACACCAAGTTACCGTCAAGCATATATAAATAACAGCCCTGCAACATATCATTATAACATTGCGGTTTGTTTCTTTTGCCAGCTCTGTGTGAGCCTTGATCGTTTCCGCATCTCTTAATGCTGATGCGCGTCTCTCTTCTGCTGAGTTCTCAAGCCATCCTTGGACTAAAGAACCAGCAAGCTTAACACCTGCACCCATCAAGAAATTCTGAATCAAAGCACCACCCAGACTATTACCGCCAAGCAGAACAATATCGTCGTAAAGGTAAAACCTAAAAGGATCTTCTCAGCTCTTCTTGTTATCATTGCCATAGCTCCAGAACAGCAACTATAAGCAAGATAACGCCACCAACGCCTTTGATGAACTTTTCGTTAGCCTCTTTAGCTTCTCGGATAAGTTCTTTAATACTTTCAATTTCTTTATCGTGCTCGCCGTCCTTTGTATCGTGGCCTAAGTCTCGCATCTCCATGCGGTGATCTATTCTAACAATCTCACCTTCAAGATGACCAAGCCTTTCACCAAACCTGACAAACTTATCGTCTAGAGTTTCACTAATTAGACCAGAAACTATTTCACATATCATTTCTCGGTACTTAGAAGGCAATGGAAGCTTGTTGATCACTTTCTTGATTTTATTCTCAAGCTTTGCGTCTTCAGCTATCTCGTCGTTGGTCTTACCTTCGAACACAGTATAAACCTTTGTCTCTTCGTCTTCAGTAGGAATGTGCATGAGCGAAGAACCTAGCTTGGTCAAAAACCTCAAGTTTATTCGACATACGGGTCTTTAAGCTTATGCTCATATCTAAGTATCTTTTAACTAACTCACTTACGAAGTTACTGGCTAAAACTTTAGGCATTAGGCACTCATGATTCTCTGCGTCCTCTTCGGTTACGCTAGAGCTTCGCATAACAAAATTGCCTTTAGGGTGGATCTTGTAAGCTAACTTAGCAACATCAAAACCGTCTATATCAGACTTTAAGTCAATGTCTAGGACCGCTAAGTCGTGACTGTAACATTTTAGAAACTCTTGATAGTCTGTGAAAGTATCTAGCTCTATAATAATACCGTCTTCAGTCTTCTTGTTATATTGAGCAACGTGCATCCTAAGAGCCGTCAACATATCCTCTTGGTCATCTAAAGCCGCGACTCTGATTATCATGCTATGAAACCCAATGGATCTTCTAAGTTTAATTCGTCCACTCGGTCTAGAGCTTCTTGCTCTGTGTCGTAATAGTCGATTGTGCCTTTAGTGGTAGTCTTGCCTTGATGCTGACCAAAGAAGCAAAGTTTAGTACCTTGATATACAACAAGTTATTCCAGCCATTAAACAGGACTCCCCTTTTCGGGTTGCATTCCCTAGATGATTTTTTGAATATATACTCACTATACTGGCCCAGCGTCAGTTATAGTCCATGAATGGTCAGCTATTAAGGCCGCTCTTGCAGTAGCCGCACTTGATGGATCGTTATAAGTAGCGTTACCGCCTGACCATGTGACAGAGCTGTTAGAGTTGTTTGCTTCAGTAGCAACTAGTAAAGCTTCCCAACTTGCTGTTGTCATAGCAAAACCTGAAAACATATAAGCTCCACTAGTCATAGAGCTTAGATCAAAGGTTGGCATATTGAAGCCGTCTAGCGGTGTATTGCCGATTAAGAAGTTGCCGAATGTAGTTCCTGAACTAGTATCAATTAGATTAATAGAGTCCAATTGACCAGACTGGAAACAGTCACCAAAGTTAGTTACGCTTGACGTTCCACTCAGAGTAACTTGAGAAGTGCTACCGCTATTCGCGCCTAAATATCTAAAGGCTCTATTTAAAGAAGTCACATTTGAACTAAAGGTTATTTTGACTGCTCCTCGTACATTCCTAGCGTTATGGAACATATACTGATGGTTTGCAGTGGTCAACCCTGTTAGAGTCATCGTGCCAATCGTTTCTAAGTTGTAATTATCCCAAGCAAAATTTGTTGCATTAGTACATAGTGGCGCGTTTATAACAGGAGTGCTTCGAGCCCCATTAGGATTCACCGCTCTAATGAAATTAGCTAAATTAGTTACAGTCGAGAAGTCAAAGGCTGGAATATCAAAAGTAGTACTCTTTAAGCTATGGAACATAGAGTCCATTGTCCCTCCCCCGCTTGTGTCGTAAGTTGGGCAAGTTTCTAGTGGAGTTAATTTGAACATATAAGACCAATTAGTGACGTTGCTTGTCACTGTTATGCTTGGCGCGTCTATGATCCCTGTGTCGCTGAAGAGCCGATTTACAGCAGTTAAAGCGGTTGATGTTGTGAGCGTTCCGCAGGTAGTAAGACTTGAGCACACGTAAAACATGCCTGACAGTGTAGTTGCTGAACTCAGATCCATTGCTGGCGCGCTTGTTAATCCCGTACTATGAAACAGTCCTGTTGGGTTAGTTGCATCTGAATAATCCCAAGCTGGCACAGAAGTCAACGCAGAGCAATGTTGAAACGTGTAGTCCATTAGCAATACACCCGCAGTATCATAAACAGGTACAGTCTCTAGTAGAGTACAACGATAGAACATATGACCCATATCAGTACATGCGGTAGTTGTTAGATCGGGCGCTGTTACCATTGAAGAACAGTCTCTAAAGAAAGAATCGAGGCTAGTGAAAGATGAAACGTCTATAGATGGGAAGCTAACCATTGAGGCCAGGCCATTAAATGTAAACCCACTGGTCACATTCGTCATATTATCTAGGGCAGTTATTGTCGTTGCGCTAGAACAGCCCGTAAAATGATTGCCTCCAGCAGTCCCGCTTATTCCATCGAAATTCAACCCGCCAAAGGTAGTGACATTAGAGCAGCCACTGAATATCTGAGTTAATGAAGAGCCTACAGTAACCGAGCCAGTATCACAGTATGGAATAGATGTCAGGCCAGAACAATTTTGATAGAATCTGTTTACATTAATCATGCTCGACATATCGTAGTTAGGTGCAGCTCCAGTGAGGCTAGAGCATCCATTCAAAAAGCGTTGCCCATTTTTTGTAGTTGATGTGAATATCATTGATGGTGCAGTCGTCATCGAATTGCAACCACTGAACATAAAATCTACATTAGTCACATTAGCAATACTAGAGAAAGTAGGAGGCGTGATCATGCTGGAGCAATTACTAAAAGCATATCTCATGCTGTCTACTGCATTAGTATTACAAGTTCCTGCGTTTGTTATTGTCAAATTAGAGCAACCTTCAAAACTATCAGCAAAATAAGTAAACTCAACATCGCCCCACTGCATTATCTTAGTGAGTTTCGTATCATCGTTTGTATTGTTGTAATAGAACCCCGCGAAGCCTGTCCCGTCATCTTGAGGGGTTATCTCAACCTCATAGACACCTGAACCACTAGGGAATACCAAGTCTAAGTTTGAATCTGTGTTATGTGTTCCGCTAGTTCCGTCATTCGTAGACCATGAGAAATCATAAGATTCTCCAGTCTTCAAAGCAAGTCTAAAAGTATCATTAGCAGTTGTGCCACTTATAGAAGTATCAACCTCTATGATAAGTGGCCTTAACCCTCCAGCTATAGAAGCGCCACGAGTAAGACCTAAGCCGAAACCTAATTGCATTAGTAAAGGCTAACGATATCCGTTGCAGTTGTCGATGTCGCGTTTACTCGGTTAGCTCTTATCGGTAAAATAGAACCTGCTAAAAGGCCCACGAATGTCACCGATGTTCCGCCAGACATTAGAACGCTAACATTACCACCGACACCGATATAAAGCGCCCTTGAATCGTTAGTTAGACTAACTGAATCACTAGGCGTTACCGCTTCAGCATTAAGTGCAGGGCTATCAAGCCCGCCGTTGTAGTTTTCAAAGTTATCAGCCATGAGCTTATTTTACTACTGAAGCGTCCATTGTAAATTCTCTTCGTCCCAATAATAATCACCCTCTGGCTTAGGCTCTGGAGCTTGCCAATCTCCGTAACCATCAAGAACCCATGAGGCATACGGTGGGTCAGTAATAAACATATCTAAGTTTGAATCGTAAGTCATACCTATTCCCGCGTA